GTTTGCCCGCACCGACAACGCCGATGATTCAACACGGCAGGCGCGTGTGGGATACCACCAGGACCCAGCGCAGCAGAAGCGCGATGTCAGTGACTACGACATTGTCTGGGTACATCGGCATATCCACCGCTGGAAGGGAGAGGACTGGGAGTTCTTCACGCTCGCCAGCGAAAGGCTTTTGACCAAGCCGGAGCGCTTGACCGATACGGTCTGGCACGGTGTCAGACCCTATGTGATGGGTCGGGCTCTGCTTGAGACGCACAAGCCGATCCCCAATAGCTTACCCACGCTGTTGAAAGGGTTGCAGGAGGAGGCCAACGATGTGCGGAACCAGAGGTCAGACAATGTCAAGTTCGTGTTGAATAAGGCCTATCTGGTTAAACGTGGGAAAAACGTGGATCTGGCCTCGTTGGTCCGCAACGTTCCGGGTCGCATCACGCTGGTCGATGATCCGGAAAATGATGTGCACGAGATGAACTGGCAGGATGTGACGCAGTCAGCCTATCTCGAACAAGACCGGATTGACGGCGATTTTAATGACATCGCTGGCAATTTCAGCCCGTTGCAGGTTAACACAGCGCGCACGCCCAGGGAGTCGAGCAACACCATGCGGATGTTGCAGGCACCATCCAACATGTTGACTGAGTACATGTTGAAGACCTACACGGAGACGTTTGTGCAGCCGGTGCTGCGGCACATCATGCTACTGGAGCAGCACTACGAGACTGACACGGTGATCCTAGGTATTGCTGGGCAAAAGGCGCAGGTTTTTCAGCGCTACGGCGTATCACAGGTCACTGATGCGCTGCTTGAGAAGGAGTTGACGTTAAGCGTGCATGTCGGCATGGGGGCGACAGACCCGGTCATGAAACTGCAGCGGTTTGTCTACTGCGTCATGAATTTTGCACAGATTGCCCGCAGCCAGCCCCCGGGAATGGACCTCAAAGAAATTGCCAAAGAGATGTTTGGTCTGACCGGATATCAGGATGGGAGCCGATTCATGATCGATGGCGTCGATCCTCAAGTGGCGAAGCTCATGCAAGAGAACCAGGCCCTGAAGAAAGGCTTGCAGCAGGCCGGGATCAAGTTGCAGAACAAGGATGGGGCCAACATCGTGAGGCTCGAGACCGCCCGAGATACCAACCGTACGCGGCTTCAGGCGACTCGCGAGACCAATGAAACGAAGCTGCGGACCGAGGCCATGCGGCACGGGCAAAGCAGCCGCGAAATGATCGCCCAGCACCTCATTGATGTTGAGCACGCGAAACTTGAGAAAGAGTTGCTGAGCCAGCATCCGCAAGGTCAGCAGGGACAGCAGGATGCTTGATCCGGGCGACCCGCGTGTTGAGTGGGCGACGTTTGGTAGGGTGGTGGAGGACTTTCTGCGAGGTCCGATTGGCGCCTACTTGATTGATAAGGCGCGCACGCAAAGTGACGCGGCGGTCGAGGCATTGAAGGTGGTTTCCCCGGAGGACCCGGTTGAGATCCGCGCGCTGCAGACCCGGATTCAAGTCGCTGATTCCATCGTCCGATGGCTTGGCGACGCAGTTCATGAGGGCCAAATGGCCCTGTCCCATTTAGAGGAAGAAAACGATGGCTGATGAGAGCAACGGCACGGCCGATGTTGAAGCGCTGCGCCTGAAAAAAGCCCGGGAGGCGAATGAGTCGCGCAATCGGTCACGCACTGAGCGATTGTCGGAGATCGCCGATAACAACGAGGCCATGCGAGCGGATGAGATGGTCGATACCGATGACGGCAATCTCAAGATGAAAGCCAACCCGGAGGAGGAAGCGGAAGCTGCTGCCGCCAAAGAGGACGAGGAGTCCGAGCGCGCCCTCGCGGAACTGCAGGCAAAGGCACTGCAGGAGGAGGGCGTTGACAAGAGCGAAGTGCGCGCTGAGGAGTCCGCTGAGGAGGAAGTCCCGCAGGACAAGAAGACAACGCCTGCAGACATGAAGGTAGTTAATGGTGAAACATACTACCTGACGGTAATTAACGGTAAAGAGAAGTGGCTGACACTGCCACAGCTGCGGGCGACGGCACAAAAAGTTGAAAGTGCGGATGAATACTTGTCAGCGGCAGCAGAAGCTGTTAGGAATGCTGCACGGCTAGATCTATCCTCCAAAAAGGAGGACGAGCCCAGCAAAGTCGAGAAAGTCGACTTGGAGAAGATCCTCCGCTCCGTAGCAATGGGGGATGAAGAGGCGATTCGAACACTTGCATCTGTCGTGCAGGGCCTGCAGGAGGCCCGCGCAAAACCATCCGAGGTGACTCCGGACGTTTTGCAACAGATCGATGAGCGTTGGTCGTTTCGGCGTGCGGCCGAGTGGTTTGAAGAGACTTACTCAGACCTGTTGGCGGATCCGTTCCTGAAGAAGCTCGTGTACGAGCGTGATGCGGAGTTGGCAAACGACTCTCCCACGCTGCCGTATAAGCAGCGGCTGAAAACCGCTGGCGATGAGATTCGCGGCTGGATTGCAAAGAGAACGGGTGCCACGGGTGTGAAGGCGAGCGCTTCAGAAGCCAAGGCTGACCGCAAGAAAACGATCGTCAACATGCCCGGTGCTGCCGCAAGACAGGCCCCGCCTGCTGACGAGGAAGCCGAAGAGTCCACGGCGGACGTCATCGAAAAGATGGCCAAAGCGCGTGGGCAGGCACGAGCAATCGTGCACAGGCCAACACATCGAGTGTGAGTCACGCCCATATCCCATGAGGAGCTTCGCGTGACCACTTAGGGGAGTCACGCGATATGGCAGGGCAGGTTTGGGCGGTTAACTCACTCGGCGGCTACTTCTACAGCCGTCAGCTTTCCAACGTGTTGCGCATGAACGTGCAGCCGTTGACCAAGTTTAGGCAATTCGCCGACGTTCATGACGTTAGTCAGCAGGGGAAGAAGAAAGGAGATACCTTCACCTGGGACGTGGTTTCAGACGTTTCTGTGGCCGGCACGGTGCTCGTGGAAACTAACACGATGCCCGAAACCAACTTTGTCATAACGCAAGGGACCTTGACGATCACTGAGGCCGGGAATAGCGTTCCCTACTCGGGCAAGCTGGACAATTTGTCCAAGTTCCCGGTCGAAGAGATCATCAAAAAAGCCTTGAAAAATGACACTGTCAAGGCGATCGATCGCCTGGCGTGGGCCCAGTTCAACCAGACGCTGCTGCGGGTTATCCCGGTCGGGGGTACCTCGGCGAGCGCCGTGACGCTCTACACCAATGGCACGGTCACGGGCACGAATTCGGTGGCGTACAACAACAGCCACGCGAAGGCGATCACGGACGTGATGAAGGAGCGCAATATCCCGGCCTACATCGCGGATGACTACTACAGTCTCGCGTGGCCGACGACGTTGCGGACTTTCAAGAACTCGTTGGAGGCCATCCATCAGTACAGTGATACGGGGTTTGCCCTGATCATGAACGGTGAGATCGGCCGCTACGAGAACACCCGTTATATTGAGCAAACAAACATCGCAAAGGGAACGGGTACCGATGGGGTGACCACGACACCGTGGACCAACGGGCTCTCGGATTGGATCTTTTTTTACGGGAACGATACCGTAGCCGAAGCGGTGGCAGTCCCTGAGGAGATGCGCGGCAAGATTCCAACTGACTTCGGCCGGTCGAAGGGAATCGCCTGGTATTATTTGGGCGGATTCGGGATCGTGCACACTACCGTGATTAATACCAGAATTGTTAAGTGGGATTCTGCCGCGTAGCGGGCGTGGTGGCGTTGGAAACATTGCGACTGTTGGAGTAATACCGACACTATGTCACGCATCTCATGGGAGGTGCGTGATGGAACTGACTTGTAAGTGGTGTAATGAAACGAAGGCGGAGACGGAGTTTCTGAGGAGGAATACGGCGCTGCCGTATTCACAGTCGAATGTTAGATGCTGTAGAACGTGTAATTCGCATCGGAACCGAGAACGGTATTGCGACCCCGGAATTCGATCGAAGCAGCTCCGGGCTAACGCAAGATGGCGGCGAGAGCATCCGGAGAGGATGGCGGCATATACGGCTGCGTTTTATGAGCGCAACCCTGCACAACAGCAAGCCCGAGCACGGGTCCGCCATCTGCTTCGCGCAGGATATTGGACAAGGCAACCATGCGTGGTCTGCGGAGAGATCGAAGGAGTGGAGGCCCACCATGACTCCTATGCTCCGCAGCACTGGGAATTGGTGAGATGGTTATGCAAGAAACATCACGAGGGTTGGCATCAGTTGCTTGACCCTCGCAAACGGGTGCTTCTTGAAGGCGCGCTCTCAACGGCACAGGGCCTGCGCCATCAGGCGGCTGGTTACCTGGGAGAGGTGAAAGCTCTTCGAGAGGAGTATCGGAAGGTTTCGGACGAAGCATCTCATTTGGAGCTGTCGGCGTGGACGAAAGTGATGGAAGCGGCTGAGCCGTTGTTCCAGGAATTTTTGAAGGCTGCGACATGATTACCTCACTCCTAGTTGTCTTTATCGCGCTGTGCATCG